GGCGCCCACGATGCGAAGAAATTTGCTTGGTTGGATTTAGATAGTAGTATGGTTGATAAAACATTAACTTACATCTTGAAGAAATATCCACATTATCCTTCCAATTCTAACCCTTTACTGGGTGGTGGAAAGACAGGTAGATTTCACATTCCTATTCTCTGTGAGGGCTTTCCTGTAGATTTTCCTGATAATTTTCTTGGTGTTGGACCTAAAAACAAAAGTAAATGTTATTATAATGATGAGTTTTGCTTTGAAAGCGAAGGTGGGACCCTTTCAGCCAAGAAAAAAATAGAGTTATTTTCGGGAAATAATCTTTGGTTGTATTTTAATAGAGATGCGGAAATGATAAATCCAGGAAATCCTATTTTAACACTAAATTACACAAAATTCATTCCATTTATACATAAAAAAAATGAAAAGGTCGTTAGTGATAAAAATGAAGGTGAGACAAAAAGCGAGATAAATCACACAATTAAGGACAAAGAAATAAGTGCGAAAAATTTGGAGAAATTTACAAATTATTCAAAATTAATTCTAACGAAAATCTGGGATAGAACAGAAGGAAAACTTCATCTTGGTGGAAACTGGAAACTAATTATGAATGCGGCAAAATGGGAGGGAATGTCTTGGATTGAATGGGATAAATTATGTAAATGTTTTCCCAACAATTATAATTATGAAAAGAATAAAATGATGTGGGATAAAATAGTTCAAGCGGAGTGCTATAGAACCGACCTCAATACCATCAGGACGATGGCGCAGGGTTGGAAAAACGACGAAGGTGAGCCACAGGGCAAGTGGAAAGAATTTCAAGAATTAGACAGCCATTTTACTCAAGCAGAGAAATTCTGTCGGTTTAAGTTCAATAAAATAGTTCTGGCGGCAAAAGCGGCACTTGCGAACGACGAAGGTGGTGGAGACAAAGAGGTTGATACTTTGACGGAAGAAATCAATACATTAGAGTTTGAGAAGGCAGGTTCAACGGACAGAGTAAGAAATAAAGAAATTCGTGGATTAATCAGGGCTTTGAAAGAAGACATCAGGGAAGTGAAAGCAGAGGGCAAAGATAATTCAAAAGGAGAAAAAATCATTAATGAATGCTACAAAAAATGTAAAAATTATTTTGAGAAGTTTCATTTCAAATTAAAATATCCAAAACCAGGATTTGCGATTTCGTCAAAAACAGACATTCATTTCTGGAAGAATGAGGATTTGAAAAATCTGTATGAAAATCTCACAATTCCACAATTAACCGACAAAGGCAAAGTTGTAATGAAATTATGGACCGACATCTGGAAGAAAGACCTTTACATCAGGACATTAGATGAGTGTGATTTCCTGCCTCCTCCACTTGAAAGAGATTACGACACATTTAATTTATTCAGGGGTTTGAAAGCAGCAAGAATTCCAGATAGTGTTGAGGCAGTCAGCGAGCAAGAAATGTTAGACATTTTCGGCTCACACATTAAAATCTTGGTTGGTGGCGACAATCCAAAATACATTAATCCCAAAACAGCCCTTGACCCCTACAACTATATGTTAATGACTTTAGCGCATCAGGTTCAGTTTCCAGGCGAAATAGCAGAGGTTGCCCCAGTCATCGTAGGAGAACAGGGAACAGGTAAATCATTATTTATTAGTAAATTTGCGGAGACGATTATGGGACGAGAATATTTATTGAAAACATCAAACATCAACGACATCGTGGGTCAGTTCAGCAGGATTGATAGGAAATTGTGTGTGATGTTGGAGGAGGCATCAGGCAAAGCCACATTTGGTGAAAGCAATAAAGTGAAAGAAAAAATCACAGACGCAAGAGTTAGTTGGGAGCAAAAATACAAAGATGGATTGATGATTAATAATTGTGCGACCTATTGGTTCTTGTCTAATGATAGAACTCCAGTAAAGATTGAGTTAGGGGACAGAAGGTTTGTCGTCTTCGTTTGTAGCAGCAAATGGAAAAAGGCCTCAATCAAAGATAGAACAGATTATTTCAATCAATTAGCAGCGGCATTCAGCGACCCACGCTATGTAAAAGCATTTTACAACTATTTATTGAATTTGGATTTGACTTTACCAAAACATCTTCAAGAAGAGCCAAATGGAAAAACACAATTCAAACCTAAAAATAATAGACCATTCACCGAAAGATACTGCGACATTCAGTCGGTAAATGTTCCAAAACCTTACTACTTCTTCGCACATTACACCGAAATGAGTGGAATTAATCACATTAATGCGGGAGAAAGTGATGGAAGTGAAGAAGAACAGGAAACTTATCTTCAGGAATGTGAGAGGATTGATTGGGACAAAACTCATTTGTTAAATCAAAAAGGAGAGGTTATTGAATGTAATAAACATATTACAGAGAGCAAAGCCGACATTTACGAGCAATATCAATCATATCTGGACGGAATGGGAATGACTTCTCAAAAAGATTATACAGATGCTACAAAATTCTGGAGGAACATCAAAGAATGGATTGAAGACCCAGAGAGCAAATGGGGAGAAGCCATTAGTTTAGTAGAGAATGAGAACGGGGTTAGATGTGCTGTTGTGCGACCAATTGAAATGAGAGATTGTTTGAGAGAACACATTCATTTGTTGGTAATTTAAGATAAATAATATTATAAATCTATAAAGTATAAAATGCCTTATAGAATTAGTGCGTATTCCTCAAGAAAAGCGAGAGGGTTAGGAGTAATAATAAAACCTTCAACGAACAAGGGAAAAAAAATAGATGTATTTAAAAAAGTTAAAAATAAAAAAGGAGAAATGAAAATGAAGAAGTTGGCTTCCATAGGAGCGTCAGGAATGGGGGATTACCCAACTTTTTTACGTACCAAAGGTAAGGAATTTGCTAATAAAAGAAGAAAAGCATATAAATCCAGAATGGCGAAGAATATAAATGTTGTGGGTTCTGCGGGATATTATGCGGGTCGTATATTATGGTGAGTTCTTTTCTTTAGGAATAAATAATTCCTAATTACTTTGAGGTTTTTATTTTTTTTTATTTTTCTTTTTATTTTTAGAAGTTTTAGTTTGTTGAGAGGATTTCTTAAAACCTTCAAATACCTTTTCAGGGGCAGTATTTAGTTGCTTCTTCTTTTCTTCCTGAATAAAATGTTTAGCGTGTTGGTCGTAAGATAATACCATCTTCTTGAATTTAGGGGGCTTTGTGATTTTAGCGTCATACCAGTCCATTTGAATATAGGAGAGAAAATAAAATTATATATATAGATTATAAAATGTCTCTAATAGTTCTAAATTCACGAGGACAAGACCCAGCAGAGTTTGAAAATCACGGCTTGAACCTGCGATTAGGTAAGAATACCCAGTTCTGTTTATGTGGAGTAAATCTTAATAGACCACCGCAAACACCGCTTCAATTGGCTATTTCACAATCAGTTAATAACGGCTGGATAATCGCAAACGGCGGTAGATTACAAGATGACGGGCATTTTCACTCGCCCATTCCATTTAGAATAAAGGAAGGAGTGTATAATATCGCAGGATTAGAGGCAGAAATGACCTACGCTATGAATGGTAATTATTTACCGCAAAATCTTGATACTTATGCTGGAATGCCTATTAGTTGCTGGAGACCTGATACTGGAGGAACTGGTGGTTTGTTTTTTGATAGTGCTGGTGCTGCTGGAGCAGAAGTTTATTCAATAAAATGTGCGATGACGAAGGTAGTAAATGGAATGAAAACACGACTTCGGTCAGTTGTAGGTGCTGCTGGAGGTGGAGAATTTCCTGACCCTGCTGGCGCAAATGCTGGAGTTATTCCTAATGGTATTCCAGGACCTAATGATATTAGAGTAAATGGTGTAGACCCAGATTATATTGATTTAAGACCCAGTAATAGATGTAAAAATTTCATATGTATGGACCCACTCTGGAATACCGCTAATGATGGGAGATATGGTGCTTTTTTTGGTGGAGGAGGACCCATTCCAGCAGATGGAACGAATGATGGCTATACTTGGGGACACCAATTCACCCTCGCAGACCACGCAGCCAGCAGAGAATGGGTCGGTAAGATAAGATGTGGAATAGTTTCAAGTAAATGGGCTGGAGGATTAGGAGCAGGAGGCACAACTTTAGCAGGTTCTATTAATGCTTCAGGACCGAATGCCGCACGGAGCCGTTGGGGAATAGGAGGAACAAGATACGATTTATACTGGGAAATAGGAGAGAGAACAGGACCAGGAGCAGGATTTCAAATCTTGTTTTATTCAAGTGATATGAGAAAAGACGGCAATTATAAGAATAATCCAGCAACAGATACATTATGGGGCAATCTCACAATTCCACCACTTGCTGCTTTAGCGCCTGAATGGTGGGAAATATGTATTAGACCAGTTCAAGTTGCTGGGGCCGGCACATATCGGTTAGAAGCGTGGGCGAGATTGAGAACATTTCCAGGAGCAAATCAAGTCGGTGCCGTAGTATTAGCAACAGCAGGAGCGGCAGCGGGATATTATGAGATTAACGAGACAGATAAAGCGCTATATCAAAATTTGCCTATGTTTCAGGCATTATCATTTAGAGAACAGGCGCCAATTGTAGGTTCTTGGTCTATTCGGTCAATTCATCACAACGCGAGACCACCATCAGCGCAAGACCCTAACGGATTTGCTCCAGCAACAGAATTAATTCCATTTACAAATCCAGCAGCCCAAAATAATGCTCTACCTTTAAGTTGTTGCTTTTCACCGACATCAGTTAATTTTCAAAGAAATCCAGCAGGAGGTGGTCCAGCGGTATTAAATCCGTTGAGATATGACTTAATCTCACAATCAAATAGACAGGCATCAATAGCCCCTTGTATAGGGTTTAATGCTGGAACAATACAGGAAATTCCGCAAGCAGGAACAGCACTTGTTGGATTAGCAGGAGATAATGCTTCGCGAAATTTTGAAAGTAGTGAGCCAATTGCTGTAATCCAATTGACGAATATTCCACTACACGGAGAATTAGGAGCAGGTTCAACAATCTGGGGAGGGTCAAATGGCGGTCAAGTATTAGGAATAGCAGAATTAGACCAACAAGGTAATTTTGGGGCATTTAATTTAGGAATGAATGTTTATAGCGAGCCAAGCCAAACCAATTGGATAGATTGCGGTAATATGGCGAGTGATAGTTTAAATCAATTGAAGGTAAAAATTACCGACCCAACAGGAAGAAAACTGGTTGGATTGTTTCCAGACAGCACAATATGGTTAAAAATAAGAAGCACCGAACACGGCCAAACGAGAACAGGAGGAGTAGATATGCGAGGACTTGAGAATAGAGCAAATTGGTAAATAAATTTATTAATACAAAATAAAATCTTTTGTATAAATATATAATAATGAGCGGACCAGTATTTGATAGTAAACACGACCCACTTGGAGATTTAACTTTAAAAATGACCGAAGAATTAGAACCAGATTTAGATATTGATAATATACAACCAGATGTGGAGAGTGTGGAGGAGACGATTAAGGCGACGGAGACGACACCAGTTAATGAAATCTTCGTCAAAAGGACGCCGATGGTTAATGATTTGGAAACGATTACCGAAATTGGCCCTCAAAGTGTTGGAGATAGAGGAGTTGATAAAAAAAAGACAAGCAACCCAAGATAGAAAAGACGCATTAGCATTAGCAGAATATGAAAAAACAAAAAATGGAATACCAGTAAATGCTGTGGTGGTTGAAAATGTAAAATTACAAGTAAAAAGCAAACCACCAGCAAATGTATTTGATGATTTTGATAAATTTTGTAATTATATGGATAGATATGATGAGAGAAAAAGGAAAAATCACACAACAAGTAAGCAGCCACACCCAAATCAAAAAATACCAGAAAGACAAAGACCAAGACCACCCGTCCAAAATACACAGAGAAATCCACAATTTAGGACAAATAGACCAACAAAACAACCTGATGATTTCTCTCCATATTCACTTTTAAAGAGTGGAAGAAGTTCAGTATTTGGAAGAAGTGGAATGAATGGAAACAATAATACAGGTTGGTAAATGCGTAACAGAAACTACAATATTTTCTCAATAAATTAAAATGGAAAAAGAATTAGAAGAGTTTTTAGCAAAATGTAATGTCCCAGAAGAAAACCAAGAGTTATTTCAAAACGACACTTTAGTGTTTAATAATCCTAATGCTTTTCAATTGATGAGCGAGGAAGCAAAGAAATATTGGATTTGTGAAGATAGACATAAGCAGTTTTTTAGTTTTATTGTAGGTTGTAAGCACGAAATCGGCGTTGGAGGCAATAAGTGGAATTGCGGAACGGAAGCAGGAAGCCGTTATTGTGATACAAATTGCTATGGAGAATGGGCGAGGTTATGGTTCTATTCAAAAACATATGAAAAAGAGTTTTTTGAAAAGATAGAATTAGAAAATGATAAAAGCGACCTACTAACAGGTAAGGATTATATTATTATGATAGACCCGTTAAATAGCACATTAGGTTGGGAAAGAATGAGAAAAGCGGCAAAAGAAAGCGAAGAAGTAAAGGAGTTAGATGAGAAATGTAAAGAAGGTTTTACATCATAAACATACCACCTTCTGGTGCGTGGTCTATACGCTTAATATTATGGGAGAAAGTTAGTTGTCCTGTTGCTCCTAATTTTTTAAACATTAAATTTGCTTCGGCAGTCCATAGTTTGGGTTGTTGTCTTATTGGTGTTTGACCTGGTCTTTCTATGATACGAGACCAAGTATTATTCTTTTTTTTAAATTCTTTACCATTTACTCTAAAACGATAAATCCTAACCCGTTTCTTCGCGAGTGCTTTCTTTGCCTCACCTGGAGTAGGTGGTGGTGCTGGTGATGCTTGCGGAAATAGATGTTTAAATAGATGTTTATTTTTAATGATTAATGAGACAACATCACTTTTCCTCATTTTACTATAACCTTTTAATAGTTTATTGTGATTGCTAATTTCTTTTTTAAGGGCTTTAACGGACATTTTCATTAATCTCTCGGTATGGGTCATTTACTATGATAAAAGAAAATAATTAAAAACTGGGTCCATCTCTATGGGTTATGAAACCTTTATCAACCCTGCCTAATTCCATCATACAATAGCGGCCAAACCAGCGTTTATCACTAACAATATGTAAATTTTGTAAAAACCATTTTTTAGAACCCATTTCATTTAATCTATTTTTAGTCAATACATTTAATGAACTGATATTAACAAGCCAAAATATTCTATCCGTTGTAGTTTCCATAGCCCGAACCATAAAATTCCAAAATAATTTTCGGGGTACAAACGGAGGATTTCCAATAGTAGTATTAACACAATTGCGTTCGTCCCCTAAATAGTCCCTGCCTTGATTGATTTCAAACCAAGTTTTAATTACTTCACCAGGTAGATTATCGTAAAAAGCACCATCACCACGACACGGCTCACATACTAATTCACCAGGTTTAAATGTAATTCTATCTATTAAATATTTCGCCATAGTTGGTTTCGTCATAACAATATTTTTTCCTTTCTCTTTGACTAATTTAGCCAGATTATCAACAGGTTTAGATTTATAGTCCCAAACTTTACTATTCATTTATATTTTTGGAGAGAAAAATATAAATTCTGTTACGCATTTTAATCAAATCTAACAACATATTTTCCATTATCTATTTCATAGGGTTTTTTTGGTGGATTTTTCCAATCAATATTTTTACAAAATTTCCGTTGTTTTTCACTTTTACCATATCTATTACATTTTTTTACCACACATTTAGGTAGGTCTGCTTTTAATTTAAAAAAATAATCAAAATAATTATCATCACCAGACATAGTAGTCATTTTATAAAAAACATTTTTCTTGTAATTTAATGTAGAACTGACCTCATAATCAAAGGCAATATCTCCAGGACCGCATTCTTTTCTTTGCTTATCTTTGTAGTAATAGAACCTAATCCATTCATCAGGTATTTTATGTTTATGGCTATATTTAGTGATGATTGAAGCAGGGCAATAGATTTTCAGGTTTTTAAGAAGTTCGTCATCAACTTCATTCATATAGTTAAGATTAGAAAATAAAAATAGAAATAGAATGTAAATGAAAAAGGTAACAGAACCTAAACCTGGAGAGAAAAATGATGAAAAAAATGAGGTTTTTGATAATACAAATTTAGATATTTTGCCTGTAAAACCAATAGAAAATGAATTAAGACCTAAAGCAAATCTACACTACAACATTCCAGACATATATAAGGGGCAATTATTAGTAATCGCTGCTCCAATTAGAAGTGGAAAAGGGGTCCTGATTTCTAACTTTTTGCTTAATCCTAACTTTTATGCTGATTTATTTCAAGACGTACATATTATTTCGCCTACCATTTTTAATGATGCGACGGCAAGATTTGCTGCTGAAAAGTGGAAACATACCTGTCACAGCGAATATAACGACCAAATAATTAAGAATTTATGGAAGCAACAAACAGAAAAAAAGAAACAAAGCAAGGAAGACGACACAGACACAGGGTATTGTTTAATAGGCGATGATTTAGTAGGAATATTAAATAATCATCAAGCAGCCCGTAAAGGTGGTGAATTTATTTCATTCGCCACTCGGTTTAGACATATGGTGAGGAAAGGAGATGCCTGCTGTATCATTTATTCAGGTCAAAAATACAATAATACAAGTTCGGTATTAAGAAGTAATATGACTGGTTTATTTTTATCGGGACATATGAAGTCAGGTAAGGAAATAATGGCTATTAAGGAAGACATAGGAGATACTTTTGGCGGACACGCTGCTTTTGATAGTTATTTGGAGAGAGCAAGAGAAAAACCATTTTCTTGGTTATATTTCCGTTTAGATGCTACTCCACCAGAGGTTTATTTAGATTTTAAAGAACGGCTATTTTAAATTATTTTATCTTTATTAAATATAAAATGAATTCGGCATATACTTCGCAAAACGATATTAACTCTTTTAGGTCAGGAATAGAAAGCGAGCATCAAACATTTGCTGCTGGATTGGCGGCAAAACAAGGTTCATATTTAAATAACTTGGCGAATGTAAAGCAAAATTTTGCTGGTAAATTAGATGAAGCAAGAGGAACATTAGAAAGCGCACAAGAATTATTAAAAACAGGATTTGAAAGTGAAGCAGGTATTGCTGGAGGAGCAATCGCAGCAAAAGCAGCAGTACATTTAAAAAGAGTAGTGAATGGAACTCACGATTACAGAGGTAATTTAACGGAAAAAGGAAGAGCAGCAGGTCAAAAGAACCCAGATGTAGAAAACGAAAGCAACACCGCAAATCCAGGAGAAGATAATCCTGCTTCTAATTTAGGTGAAAACAGAGTAGCCCGACCATCTGGGGGAGATAATACTGGAGAAGGCGCTGATAGTGGTGGTGGTAGAGAGATGGATTTTAGAGCAAATAAACCAACAAATCAATATACCAGAGATGGTTTTGATGAAAATACAGGTTTGAAAAGCGGACCACAAGCCGACCCAGCAAGCACCTCTTCTCAAGGAGAAAGTAAGCAACAATTTGATGATTTAACCGCCGATGACGGAGAAAGTAAAAGTTTTGATTTTGATGGACCAACAGACCCACTTGCTAAAATTCCAAGTGAGCCAGCAAATCCAACCTCTGGTGGAGGAGGAGGAGGAAGTAGCAGTAATTTAGGTGATGGGTTAGAGAGTGGATTAACTGATGGTTTAGAAGAAGCAGCAGAAACAGGAGCAAAAGTAGGTGGAGAAAGTGTTTTAGACGCAGCAGCGGCAGCATTTAGTTGGGTTCCATTTGTAGGAGAAGTATTAACTGGTGCTGCTGCTGTAATAGGTATAGGCACCGCAATTGCTGGAGGTGTAGAAACAATAGAAGCGGGAATAGCAGAAGGCAAGGAACAAGCAGCAGCAGCGATGGGAATAGGACAGGCAGAAGCAGCAAGGCCCACAACCGCTGCTCTTAATTATGCTGGAGGATATGTAGCCCCTTCTGTTTCTTCAATACAAACATAAAAAACGGATAGTTTTAAAAATAAAAGTGAAATTATTTTCTGTTTAGTTATTATAAAATGTCGGGACAAACCTCAACGATTGCGAAGTCAATTATGACGGATAGAAACGCTGTTTACAAAGCAAGTGATGTTATTGAAATTTTTATTCCTCCTGAAGATGTGGCTTTACTGAACCCAAGTGAAACTTATTTAAAATTTCTTTTACAATTGAAATCAACCAACGACGCAATACCAGTCCAGGTATTCGCACAACCAGACGATGCTGCTGGAGCGCATTCAGTAATTAGTGAAATACAGATTATGGACGGACAAAATCAACAACTTTTAGAGCAATTGGATACGAGAAATAATTGGATTAGTAAATATTTTCATTATAATCAAAGTCCAGGTTTAAGAAACATTCGCACATTAATGGAAGGACAATCGGCAGTTCAGGGAAATGCTCTAACTTCTCAATATTTTACAGGAAATCCAGTTGCTGGAGCAGAATATAGAATTGTAGAATGTTGCTTACCATTTCATATGAGTGGGATTTTGGGTTCAACGAAGGTTTTCCCAGTAATTTTAACAAATGGTTTGAGATTAAGAATTACGCTTGGAGAGACAGCACAAGTTTTGAAAGCATTCGTCCAACAAGGTTATGGGACAGCCCCCAATAATCCAGCAGTTCTTGGTTTAGATTTTATTCCAACAGAAAGACCATCTTATCAAGTGCCTGAAGAGGGAACTTGTTTTGCTCTTGGAACTGCTCTTGCTCCCGCAGTTGCTGGTCCTTTAGTGTATGATTTGAGAATTGCCGCCACTCCTGCTGCTGCTGGTCCTCCAGCCGTCCAAGCATTATTGGGTTGCCCTGTTTCTGGTGTAAATTTGCCTTATTTTCCAGGTCAAACGCTTCAATATATGGACGATGCTGGAGCAATTCAAACGGCTGGTGTAATTACAAGTGTAGGACCAGTTGGTGGTCTAATCCAAATAGGTGTGAATGTTTCTGCTGCGACGACTGCTGCTGCTATAGGTCAGCCCATTTGGTGTCTTGCTCCAACGGCAGATTTAGTTGAATATCAAGTTTCTCAAGTAGAATTGGTTGCTTCTTGTGTGAATGTTCCTGCTGAAACTTTGAATGCGATGAGAAAAAAAGTAAATACAGGTTCTGTTAATTTGGATTTTAATTCATTTAATCTTTATCGTTCAAATATGAATGCCCGAGTTCCACAACCCCAAATCTTGCTTCCCACGACAGAACACAGGGCTTTATCTGTCTATCAGTTCCCACAAGCATCAACGAATGCTTTAGCAACAAAAAGTTTTGAACCTGTAAAAGATGGACTTTTGAACTATCAATATAATATTGCTAATCGTTTAACACCAAATAGACGAGTTTCAACGGCTAAAGTTGCGACTATTCCAAACGTTTACAAGTGGGACCCTATTCATATGAGTGAATTAGAGAAATCTCTCAATAGAGGTAAAATTAATGTTAGATTTTTAGCATTAAATGCCGCACAATTTGGAGTAGGTCGGGAATTAGCAAAGGACGGACACTCCTTTAACGCCAACGATAATGAGATTAGAACCCAATTTGTTTATTCAACTGATGCTGTAGATAATACGCAAGAAAAACTGCTTCATTCTTACCTTTACCACACAAGAACTTTGACGATAAGTCCTGGTTCTGTGGCTGTGACTTATTAATTAACCGCCGATGCTTGCTTTGTGCCGTTCTTGGTCCGTATAATTATAATTCACTTATCTATAATGAATTATAGTAAAATTCCACAAGATTTACCAATAGAGATAGTAGGCCTAATAATGTCCTATATAAATATGGAAACTCCGTCAGCAAAGGCATTTAAATTAGAAGAGTTTAGAGAAATAAAGAATGTAGAATTATTATCAATAAAGCCGTTGTTGAAAGGTGTATTGGTTTTAAAAGATACTTATATTCCTGATGTAAATGAAGAATGGGAGGCATTTCAAGACGAAAGCAGTTATTGGGAGGGCTTTTATGCGGCTCACGACATATTTCCAGATGGCTTTATTTAATTCTAAAAATGGGCTTATTAAATTTATATTTAAATGTTTAGTAAATGTAAATGTCTATTTCCAGTTTAAAAAGATTTGAGATTGCCCCTATGAACCAGTCGTCAGGTTCTTCTTCCTTTTCGTACCGGAACGGAAATCCCCTAATACAATTTGAAATCGGGGCTGAAGATTTATACCTTTTATCCTCAAAATTGCGCCTGAACTTTGAGTTAAATTTAACAGATGCCGCAGGAAATCAACCTAACAACAACGACCAGAGCGCAGGAGGTGCCGCAGCCGATGTTTTACTTAATAATAAAATTGCTACTGCTGGGGTATTTGAGAATATCACTATCAGCAATCTTCAAAATAATACATTAGAATATTGCCGAGCATACCCGCGCCTTTTAAGTAGTTTAATACCAGCAGGAGCGGGCTGGGGAGATTATAGCGGTTATTTAACGCAAACTTTTGGCGCAACGGCTAATAAAGAAGTTCAAGGTCGGGTTTGTAATAGAACAATTCAAGTTTCTCAACCTTTGCTTTGCGGCATCTTTTTGAACGGCGAGAATATCCCACTTTCATTTAGGTCAGGAACTGGAGGGTTACGAATTTCTTTAATGCTTGCCCCCAGCATTCAGGCGCTATTTGGTTCAACACCAGCAACAACTAACAATTCATTTTACACTCTTTCCAAGATTTCTTTAACGGGTCAATATGGTGTTCCAACAGGAGGTGTTTTGCCCCCTATTAAATCACTTGGGTTTAGTGCTTATCAAAATTTTTATTCAGTTATTAACAATAACGATAATACTCAACAAATATCGCCTTCTTTGGCGGCGGTGGTGTCGCAGTTTTCTAATTTTGTTCCTACAGAGCATATTTCTTCTTACGCAAGCGATGGATACAAGACAACGCCACTTCTTAATAAATCAACTGCTGCTGGTAATCCTCAAGTTAATGATGCTCCTGTAGATGGCGTCTCATTTTTACGCTCGGGGACGCAGTATCCATTACGATTTAAAATAGATAGTCGCATCATAACCCGTTTTGTTCCAGGTGCTGGTGGTGGTAATGTTTGGGCTACATCAGGATTTGATAGTCAAAGACAATTATATTATCAATCATCTCTCCGTCCTCTTCGCAGAACGACGATGTGTTTAGCAGGTCAAAATAGTGAAGGATTTGGAATTGCGAATGGTGATGTAAATCATAATTCCGTTACAGATTTAGGCACGAATGGAAAACAGAATTGCTACGGGATTGGTTGCCGATACGATGCGATGGGTAATGGTTCAACGGCTAATTTCAAGGCACAATCATTTAGTTTAAGAATTCAATCTAAATTAGACGGCATTTCTCCTATGTCTATGTATACATACTTCCTTCATAGAGGTGTGATTAATTATGATGGAAATGGAATAGTAAGTATTTCAACATAAGTTAGGATTTTCTGTCGGCAGGTTAAAACTTTCCAGAAAAAAATAAAAAAAAATAAAAAATAAAATCTCAAGAAGTTTATAGGTGGCGACAGAAAATCCTAACTTTAGCACAGATTTGAAAATGAATTATAATATTATTCTGTTTAGTAATATTATAATATGAGTATGATGAATAATCGTAGCCGACCTAACATTATGAGGCACATAGGAATGTCTTCAGGAGAAGCCCAAGATATGCGAGTTGAGACCCGTATTATTGAACCCAGAACCTTTACCCAAAGCACAGCAGGAGGGCAAGTGTCGTTTGACCTTCCAAAAGAAGGATTATTGGACCAAGATGTATTTTTAGATATTCAGGTTACAAATACTGCTTTTGCTGCTGCTGGTGCTTTGATGGGATTACCTATTATGGCTGGTATTTTAGGTGTCCTTCAAACAGGAACTATTTATTACAACAATATTTTACTTCAACAAACCACAGAATTAGCCCAACTTTTACAATTGAAAATGTGTTTTGTGGAGCAAGACATTAGAGACCAAACTTATCAAGTTAAAATAGGCAGTTTTTCAGGGATTATGGTTGATACTGATAGTTTAACGGGAGCAGGTGCTACATCTATTGGTAAATATAGTATGAATGCGACAAATGTTGGGCGAGGAATTGTAGGTCTTCAAGAGGGGGTAATAACAGCGACGGGTGTGGTAAATCCAGACCAATATGATAAGGTTCCAGATTATAGAATAGCGCAAAGCACAGCAGAAGGTCCTATTTTTTCTTTGCCGCTGAAATGGGTTTTCCCATTTATGAGCCAAATCCAACTTCCGTTGGGATTGCTTGAAGGACAGATTAGAATTGTTTTTGATTTTTACGCTGATTTTAATGGTAATAGAGGTATTGCTTACTCGGCAGTTCCAGCAGCAGGTGTTGCTCCTGTTGCGAATGCTTTTGTCGCAGGTCAAGTTATTACAGAGAGTTCCGTTAGATTAGTTGTAGATTTAGTATATTTTGACGACATACCAGGAATGGTTAGTCCTATGGAGCGATTGGCTGCTGAAGTGATGCGAGGTATTGAATTGGTCTATACAGATTATACATATATTGAGAGTGTTGTTAGAGGTTTTGAGCCACCAGCCGCAGCACCAGCAAATCCAGTATTGATAGACACTAATACTTTATGTGGATTGGACCATCAGGTTGTTCGTAATCTTTTGATTGCTATTCCCAATAGAGTTAATTTTACAGATACAGCCCAGACAGGTCCATCTAATCCTATATTGGGTAATTTCGGTTCTTCTGCTTCTCAAGGCCAGACCACACTTCAAATTGTGATTAATAATCAAAATGTCTATCCTAATGCTATTGATAGTGATGCTAAACTTTTTAATGAAATTTCACAAGTATTTAATGCTCCTATGAAAGCCAATAAAGGTTTAACTTCTTGGGTTGGTTCAACAACGGGTGCTAATCTAAATGCCGATGTTCCACAAGAGGCATTCCCACGAGATAAATGGTTTTGTGGATTGGGTCCAGGTGCTGGTGCCGCAGTTTATGGTTGCGGTCAATCTTGTCTTCAAGGTTCAGTTCAATATATGGGTGTAGATTTAAGTCGCACTCACGATAATATTTTGGGAGCAGGAACGGCAATTGGTAAATCTCCCCTTGAAGTCCGTCTTACTTTACAACAAACTCCACAAGCGTTCCGTTCTCGTCGCCTTATGATATGGGCTGAATGTGAAAGAGTAATGATAATTAAAGGAGGTCAAATTATGGTAAGTGGGTCGTAATCAAAATAATTTTATATTATAATTAAGTATAATATGAAAAACAACAATTCAGGAACATATTACAAAAAGGTCAAGGGCCAATCAGGTAAAAATAAATGTAATGATTACTCAACTCCTAATAATGCTTGGGACGAAATTTTAGATTTTATTGAAAAAGAAGGAGTATCAAAAAAAAAAGTGATTTATGAACCATTTTATTTGGACGGGGGTTCAGGAAACTATATTAAATCAAAAGGTTGGATTGTAAATCACGAAAAAGTGGATTTTTACAATAAAGACAATCATAAAAATTACGATTTTATATTATCCAATCCGCCTTATGATGATTGTAAGTCGCTTTTCAAATATCTTGATGAATTAAACAAGCCATTTATGCTATTATTGCCTACTTTGAAACTCCATACAAATTATGTAAGGGCATTTTTTCAAAACAAGACCATACAAGTAGTCATTCCTCGTCGGCGGGTCCATTTTATGAAGTATATAGAAGGAAAACCAGTAGAAGGTTGGAAGAATGGAACAACATTTGATTGTGTTTGGGTCTGTTTTGGAATGGGATTTGAGAAAGATATAAGTTTCGCAGAGAAAATTATAAAATAAAATATTAATATAATTATAAATGAATGCGACACACGGAGCCGTCTTACCACATATATTAGCACCGACACAAATACCACCAGCAACGGGACAAACACAACCATTTAGCGCAACGGAAACATTCTTAATAGAGGCAAGTCGGTCTAATAGTTTAATAGATACTGCTGATGGAGGTGATTTTAATGCGAAATGGACGAATAGCACAAATTTTAATTTAAGAAGAGGAGACAGAATATCCGTTGAGATGTGTGCTTTTAACGCAGCAAATGCTGGAGGAGGTGTTCCAACAATAGAATTAACAGGAGAAAAAGCAAAGGCGCAAGGTGAAACGAAACCATATTGCGATAATAAAGTAATGTTAGAAGTTTTTTTTTATTTAAACAACAATAATACTTATAGTGTAGGATTTCCTACTAAATTTCCAACAGGACAACCCGCACCTTTTGTCCCACACATACAAACAGCACCTAATTTTGCTAATGCTGGAGGATTTGAATTTGCTGGAATAAATGGTAGAAAAAATAGCAGCGGTTCAGTATTAAATGCTACACCTGCTGCTGGAGACATTACATCTTGGGGAAATCATAAAATACCGATGTCTCGCAGTAATCCAACAGAAAATCAAACCCGTTCAGTAGGTTATTCGGGTTATGGTTCAGGATTTAGTCGTCCATTAGTAGTAGGAGGAGCAGTCCAATATGGGTTATGCCCCGTCGCAGAAGCATATACAATCTTTGCTTTTCACAGAGATGTAGACCCAGCAGGAGTTTATGTTACAACTTTTGGACCTAATGCTATAATTGATGGGGTTGTATTATCCACAACAGGAGACCCAGCGGGAGGTGGCTTATTATCAACTTATGAAGGATATATGACTGGAAAGACGGATATTGGGAAGAACTTTAACGGATTAGTGGGACATTTTACAAGAATGGTTACATCTATTGGAGGATTAACGGACCAACCGATGCCTTTAAATCTTACAGAAATAGTTAAAATAGAAGAGCAAGTAGGGGGAACAACAAGAATAGAAATAACATTTAATGTCGCTTACACACCAGGAAATTTACCATTTGTTCCAAATACAGGGACTTGTTTCTTATATTTGATGAGTGGAAGAACGAGTTCAGCCCCTAACCCAGAAAGTGCGGCTGGATTAACTTTAAACCCAACACAAGGACCAGCGGATTATGGGAACATCTGTCACGACAATATTTTAATTAATCAAGGAACAGGTATAGATTGGTATAGAAAACGAGGTGGTTCTTTCCAAACTTATAACGAATATAATATTGGAACTTCAACGGCAGCATCACACGGACCAGAATTCAGGAAATTTCCAGGTAATGTTTATGGGGGAAATTTTGTAGATGTAAATAAAAATAATCAAGGTTTTGCTGGATTTTCAATCTGTCCTCCAAATGTGGTTTTACCACCTGGTGTACCATTATTAACAGGTAAGAACAATTTAGCAGGTATTTACAGAGGAGCAGAAGGTTATAGAAATGGAAATTTAATGAAAGAAAACAATAATAAACCTTATATTTTAACGAGAAATGATTTTTATGGAATGGGAAGAATGATGCCGAATATGGAAGGATATATGCCTTATTTAAAACCTCAAACTGCTTTTATTTTATTAGATGCTGCTGAATTATTTACGGATTTAACAACTTTAGCAAATAGAATAAATGATATTTTACATCAACGATTGCCTTTTCCAGCAGGAGTAGAGAATGATAATTACAATAATTACATATTAAATACCCAACAATATGCTGAAACTTACAATAAAGGTAGTTCAGTAATTCCTTATTGTTTATGTAATTCAGGATTTTATGACCCAGTAAAGTATGAGAATACTACTTACCGATATAATGATGCGTCTATGAAGCAAGTTTGGGATACAATTGTGCCGATTGCTTCAGGAGGTACAATAAAAATACAACCAGCAAATTTTCAACCTGGCTATAATTTTGCGATTTCACACACAAATAAACAATTTGATAATGTAAATATTGCCCTTGTTAATACGGGAACAGATGCGATTACCGCAGCAAAAAGGAAAATTCAACGGACAACTTACTCTCGTATTATAGACAATCCAACAGCACAGACATTTGCTTGTAATAATATATGTGAGGGAAATATGATGTATGAAGACATTCCAAAGATGATGTTGGGGGATTGTTGGAGACGCTTGCCTTGTTTTCCTGTGAATTCAGTAGCAGCGGCAACCCCTTTTGGTGGGGTGGCTCAAGACGGGATTGCTGCTCTCTCTATGCCTGTAGTATTAAATAGTAAATTAGCGTATTATCAAGCATCGTCATCAAATGTCTTTGAAATAAGAACTCAAGCCCTATCACCTGGTAGTGTAATTTTTACTAATATCAATTGGCTGGGTTTTGGTCCGTTAAATTACAACTGGAAAACAGAAGTGGTAGGTATTCAGGGTTCAAATTATGCCGACAGCACAGGAAGTCCTATGAATTTATTTAATAATTTAGCAGATGCTTTGAGAAGGTATGAGAATTATACAAGACAAGAAGACCCTAACGGATTACAAGGGAAACCAGCACAAACGACATTTGAGGCACAAAACCGCGATAATGAAGGGTGGAGTGTGGAGATGGATTTGGGTCAAACAGATGATGATGCTAATATGATGGGTTATAACCCTGCTCCTGCTGCTCCTGCTAATTTCGTTCAAGGATTATATCCAGTTCCAGGTAATTTTGGCGCAGGTTCATTAATAGATGATACTTTGGCGAATGGTTGGTGGAACCAGGAGGCAAAAGGTAAGACAACACAGATGGTTAGTGATTTACCGCTTGGTTGTAATAAGTTCCCAGTAGCAGCAAACCCAAATAATGGGGCGAATGGTAATAATTTCTGGGGAACAGGATTAGGAAACGCAGTAGGTGGAGGGTTAGGGGTCATACAGAGAGACGCAATTTGCCCTTGTTTTACAAATGCTGTTTTTGGAGGTGGAGGAACTTCTCTGGATTTTAACTGGTCTCAAGATTTTAAAACATTAAGACCAACAGGAAAGATAAAAATGCGTTCAAGGCCAACAGCAGATTATTTTGCGAAAAACGCAGATGGGACATTTAAAAACTTGGTTCCATTTGAAGAAGAGCCGTTGCCTACCTACGGAAATCCTTTACCCGTAGGAGCATTAGCACCTCCACCTCAAACACCTGATACTATGTGTGAAATTTGCGACCCTGTTCGTTTAGAAACAGGAGAATTTGGGAACACAGAAGGTAGTTTGGAGCATTTACAAAACTTGGGAATTCCATTTATTCCATACATTCATACAGATAGTGATGGAACAAAAAGATTATTATGCGCTATGGTGGTGGCTAATGAATATAAAGCAAGAGCATTCACACCAAATACTTGGGAAGTTGGAGAAATTACTTGGGGAACCAGTATATCCGTTTCGGCATCATTTTTAGATAATCACGCAATAGCACCTATGAATGGCGATGCTGTTAATTTCCGCAATAGATTAGCGAAGAAATATACGGCAGGTAAGGGTAATATTGGGGTTCAACCAGACAGAAATATAGCAAGAAATAATTTTAATTATATTTATATAGGCGCACCAAATCCAACTTTTCAGTTTAATCAATCAAAGAATAGATTTGAATTTATTAATTTTCAACAAGATTGTTTATTTTCTGGTTTCACTTCAGCATCAGCAACGACAGCACAGCAAGGAGAACCCTGTAGCATAATAAATACATCAGCAGTAGATAGTGTATTTAGTATAGTAAATCCTTATAATTTCTCAATAACTCAAATAGACCCACCAGTATTAAATGCTGTTGGAGTAGCAGACAGAACAGGTCTAACTGGTAATTTAACGACAATTCCAAATCAAGGAATAAGAGATGCGGAAGGAGGAATAGGAATATGGAATATTTGGTTGTGTCCGCCTGATTATGTTTTTCCACCAGGTATAAATCCAGTTAATTATTGGGACCAAAGTACAGAGCCAGGTGTTGATGTTAATTGGAATATTCCAAATTATTTAAACGCAACGGAAACAAATCACAAGGCAATAGTTAAAGGGTGTACTCGGGCGACAAGGGAGATTTGGGAGGGTTCTCTTCTATATAAATTAGGTTTTACACCAGAGCAAATAGCGGAGCCATATTATGGTAAATCTTACAATAGATATAATCCTAACACTTACAATAATACTAATCCTAATGTAATAGGAACAGGAGTAAAGCCGTTAATCTTGGGAAATACCTATGATAATACTCAAAATCCAGCAACAAATATAAATTTTGCCTTCTATCCACAGGGTTCAGTTGTAGCAGGTTTAACGGATTATAATGGTTTGCCTAAATTCTCTTCTGGATTACAAAACAATCAGCCAGTCGCTGTAAGCACAATCCCACAACCCTTAACGGCAACAGATAGTCCAATCTTAACAGACAGCCCATTCTATTTAGTTTATAGCAACATTTGCGAAACGAATTACCAATCGGGCGCAACTTCACAGCCAGCATTATTCTATGTAATGAGAAATTTTCCTAATCAAGGTTATTTCTATGGTTCAGGTTCAAATTATTATCAAATATGTAATCAAGACCGAGTATTGAGCCAAGTGACGACAGAGGTTAGAAATCCAGCAACAGGAGAATTAGCGAAATTATCCCCTAATTCAGTATTGATGTATAAAATAGAAAGAGATGTAATAGTTCCAGCACCGACAATAGATGCGTTAGGACAGCAAGCAGACCCTGAAGGACCACAAGCGCAGCCAGACCCAACCACGCTCGCAATAGAGCAATTAACCGCAGAATTAACAGGAGAAAGGCCCAGAACATCAGGTAATCCAGGAGGAGCAGCACCACCAGCAGGGCCTGGAATAGGAGATGCGACGGGAGCAGCAGGTCATCAACAGCAGGTAAATAATTGGATTATAGAACCAGACGGACAGGTAATCCAGCAAGCGATGCCTAACGCACAAGGTCAAGCGATGCCTATTCAAATGGCTAATGTTATGGGGGAGGCAGATGCTTTGGAATGGGCTTCTTCTAATGGTAGTGAGAATATGATACAGATAGATGCTCCACCACCTCAACCTGTAGATTTTCCAGTCCAAGTGGGTGAAACAAAACAAAGTGATTTCGCACAACAAAGAGCCGTTAATGAAACAAGAGAAGGTATGAGACAGCCAAGTCGCGGTCTAACGGCTACTCAAGAAACAATAGCAACGAGAGCCGCAGAATGGGTTGTAAGAGCCGTTGTAGCAAGAGTTCCGTTGATTACTGGTGCTGAAAATCAAACCAAAGATATACAGAAATTACCAAGAATGATACAGAGAGCATTAGAAAGTGAGAGTGGATTAAATGATACAATAAATAGAATGGCTCAACAAGGAGCAAGTGCTGCTGAAATAGTAAAAGAAATGGCTCCAAGATTTGAGGGTCTTCGTTTTGGTAGAAAAGGGCAGTTTATTAGTAAGAGAAGTTCAACGGCTCCTAATGCTGCTATGGTATTTGAAGGAACAAGAGGTAGGCAAATAGTAAGAGAATTAGCAAGGCAAATAACAACAGGAGGAGATAATTTTGCCCCAATAATTCAAGACGCAATAAGAAGTCAGGCATTAATAGGGGAGAGAACAGAAGTAGAAGCAGGTCAAAAAGAACAAGTTCAGTTTCCATTAACTCCAAATAGAACTCAATCACGGCCAGCAAAAGCATCATATAAATCACAGGGTTTTGCTTATGACCCAAGTCCAACTAAAGAAGTAGCCGTTGATGCGAGGAGAACCAGAGGAGAAAGAGGTAGAGGTAGAGAAAGAGATGATAGAAGGGAAGGGACAAAATATGATAGTAGGTCAGCAAGCAGGGCGGATAGTATGAGAACAAATAGGGGAAGGGGAGAGACACAGGTATTTAAGAGTGGTGAAAGACAACGCAGTTTAAGTAGGGCGCAATCAACAGGTTCAGCAACATCAGCAGTATCAACAACAGGTAGTCAAAGAGAAACAAAACAAAGAAATTAATTCTGGGATTTTCTGTCGGCACTTTATAATTTTATGAAAAATTAAAAAATAAAAAAAAAAAAAAATTCTTGGAAAGTTTTAGGTCGCCGACAGAAAATCCTAAAGTTTGGATTGAGGTATAACGGCTTTCTGTGCTTCAGCAATTGCGGCTTTTTTTGCCTGATATTTAACCTTTGCTTTTGCTAATATTGCTTTTTTATTTACATTATAATATGATTTCTTACGGGCTTTAATATCAGGTTCATTATATTTTGCTTTGTATTTGGTAAGCAAATCAGTTTTGTTTTTATTGTAATAAACTTTTCGTTGTGCTGCGAGTTTTTCTTTGTTATTTTCTCTCCATTCTGCTTGATAGTTCTTGTTTTTGTAAGGCATTATTATATACCTTAAGAAAATAATATTTAAATAGTTTTCCTACTTATACTTTTTAAAGGTTAGTGAATTTCCCCTAATGGCTAAAGTTTTTCGCATCGTTCCAGCATCAATAACAACATCAATATTAGAGGCCGTTTCACCTTTACAATGGGGACTTCTGCCTTCTATTCTATTCTTTTCAAAGTTTCCACCAGAGCCGTGAAAATGGACTAAAGAATTACACACTTTCTTATCGTGAGGACAAAGATAAAAGAAGTGCGTTTTATCAATAGCAATAGCGTGGTATTTGGGGAAGTTGTAAGTTGGGGCATCATTAACTATTTGTTCGGTCATTTCTAAATAAGTATTTGATTTATTCTTTATATTCTTTTCTTGTTAAATACTTATTATTTAAATATCCGTTATATATAAATGGAGTATCATAAATGTAGAATATGTGAGAAAGTGTATGAAACACATACAGATAATGACGAGAAATCTAAAGATGAATTAGAATACGCGAGGTATTTAGGGTTTTGTTCTGCTAATTGCTATGATAGGTTAAGTGAAGAAGACAAGACCCAAGAGCATATCTTTGCTTACTTGGAGGGTGATTTAAGGAAAAGGAACAATCTTCCCCATTCTGCCCGATAAATGCTCCAACTGAAGCACTCTAACCCCTAACCCTCTTGTTATGTGCTTGACTTACGGCATTTTACTGGTTATATCTGGTAGTTCTTGTTATATCCTCCAGGTAGGGCATATAATATTAATATTATATGCCCTACCTGGAGGATATAACAAGAACTACCAGATATAACCAGTAAAATGCC